TAGGAATCTGGTTTAGTCATTGAGTCCTGAAGAAGAAATCCGCGCCATACTATTGTCGATGTCTTGGTAATCTCTACAATGAATTGACAGTCAATACCCGCTATAATAGCTTCAAGTAATGCCAATGAATTTATATCCCTATACACTCCTGCCTCGAATGTGCTGCCTACAATAGGCTGATATGTTTCCGATGTTGCACCCTCCCAATTAAGATTGAATCCAACCTGATCAGGTTTCAATGCTGCTACGGTAGCACCTGCGTATGTGGTATCTTTTATTGCTACTGTCCAGAGTGTTCCGGATTCAGATTTGAATGAGTAACCGTAATGCGTTGTCCCTGCCATTATCCTCTTCTGTTAAGAATGTATTCACTACGTTTATTTGCCAACCTGATAACATCTCCTGAAATATACCCGACTACTTCAACCTGTTGCCTTCCTCCTCCTATCATTCCCTTCAGCTTGTCAAGTGGTGCGACTACCTCAGGATTAGATCGTGCGCCCGCATATTCCCCAATCAGCGCATTGGTTGGTCCAGATACAATACCGCCATCGGCAAAGGCGATTCCGTTTACTTTCGCAATATTTGCAAGTCCGGCAGCAACAGCAATAGCAGCATATACAGCTCCCAATATTGGGCCTCCATATTTTGTTCCGTCAGCGTAAGCAGCCATAGCAGCAATATATGTGCTGATCATTATTTGTGCTGTAGCCATTGCTTTGTAAGCAATTGTATTCTCTTTGAACATTGCCGCAGCCTGACCAAACATATTAGCCATTGATTCAGCTTTGGCATTATTCGTATCTATTTCAAGCTGCTTCATTAATTCAGCTTTTGATTCTGCATCAACTAATGAAGCCTCAATCAATGCTTTCTCTTTTTCGTATGATGATAATTTACTTAAATCATAATCTTTTTGTGCATTTTTTGTGTCTTCAGATAATTTATTCGCAGCTTCTTTTTTTGATCTTAAAATATCATCATCAGATTTCTGTACATCTGCAAAAAGATTATCAAAATATTTTGAATCTTCAGATAATTGATCTGCCAAAGATTTTTTCTTCTCTATTAAAATAGCATCATGCTCTGCTTGAACTTCTGCGAATAAATCATTAAACTCTTTTAATTGTGCTTCTTTTTTATCAGCAGACAATGGTGTTACTATTTTCGTTTTACTACCTCTTAATTTATTAACTGCTTCAAGGGTCTGTAATTCGCTTTTTCTGAACAGTATTGATTGCTCCAGTTTTAAACGGTCTTGTTCTTGTTGCTTTTTACCCTCGTCCGTTAATTTCTGTTTGTTGAAAAATGAAGCGTTTTCATTTGCAAGTATTTTATTTTCAAATGCGCCCAAAGCATCTGATGCCTTGTTCCATTCATCATTAATTAATTTAACATTTTTTTGATATGTCTTAGCCCAATCTTCATTTGATAATGATTTTTTTTGCCTCTCCCATGCCGAATTAAATGCTTCTAAATCAGACGATTGATTCCCGCTTAATTCGATTTTTGTAGGTCCTAAAGTACCCATTAATTTAGTTGCAAGTAATACAGCTTCATTCAAGCCGGTTAAAAAAGGATTCATTGTTCCTTCTGCAAAAGCATATCCAACCGATTCGGTCAGTTCGTCAAAATTAGATTTTAGTATATCTGTTTGACTGGCCGTATCTTGTGCAAATGTCCCGTATTTATTTAATATTAAATCAACCGCTTCACCATTTTTTAATTGCGTTTCTGTAAGCAATCCAAAATCAGAATCCAATCGAGTAAGTCGTCCAGCCGATCCTGTAAACGTGGCATTTATCTGCATGTATGCAGATTGTAAATCCTGTCCCGTCTTTGCTGCTAATTGTACAGATGCATCCGTTAATTTTTTGATCTTATCTACCGAATAACCAGCACCTGCCCCAAGCTGTTGAATCTGCATTATTGCCCCATCGTCAACTCCTGTTTTATTTCTTAATTGTTCGGCCTGTGTAGTTAATTGCTTAAATGCCAATTCATTACCATTAAGAGATGACATTAGCTTTTTATTCGCTTTCTCTTGTTCCTCATAAGCACTAAATGCCGCCTTACCAAATGCAACAATCGCCCCTACCGAAAATGCACCGGCGATCATTGGCCCTAACTTACTTACCGCGCCACCAAAACCACTAAGATCAGATTTCGACCCTTGCAATTTCTTCTTTAAATCATCATTATCTGCGGTTAGTTTTATGAGTAGTTCTTCAGTTATCGCCATGACTTTTCAGCTATTTTATTAAGTTTCCGTATTCGTGCCAATGTGTTTGATGTCTTAACAATATGATCACCTTCTAACGGCATCCAATGTTCAATCTTTGCCGGGTCTTTTACCTGCGTTGCATACGTCATATAAGCCATCAGCCTTGCTCGTTTCCATTCTTCAACCTGCCTTCTCCTATAACCGTTGATGGCTGCCATCAGTTCGCGTTCGGTGAGATGCCAGAATTTATCCGGCATGATTCCCACCTCCGCAGCTGTTGTCATTAGGTCATCCCATGTTACTTTTTCTGACTTACCTTTTTTTTTGTTGCCGGTGCTATATTCTGCGACCTGCTTTCGAGGATGCAGTTCAATACTTCACCGATCACCTCTTCGCCTGCTTCGTCCAGCCAATCGCCTACGGTGTATGCGTTATAATCAACTTCATTACCTGCCGATAAATCAAATGCCCTCAACCCTGCATATGTTAGATCGCGGAAGGCATCAGGATTATGTATTGAATCGCCAAAGTAGGATCCGATGTCGGAAATATTTATTCCGTGCAGCTTGCAAAAGATATACCAGGCATTTTGCCCGAAGGTTAGATGCCTGGTTTTCCCTCCTAATTCAATTGAAAGTTTTCCGATCATATTAGGATGCCATTGTTGTTGCTTTTGTAACAGCTCCCGAACTTACCCAAGACATTGAAATGCCAACAGGATTTTCTGTTGATCCTGACATCTTGCAGTTCGTGATCTTGATCTTCGATGTATAGTAAGTACCACCGACAACTCCATATTGAGCCGTAGCCATCGTAGTATTCCCGATGATATGATCCAGCAGTTCCTCTGCGTTGTAGTTTGCATCAGGGTCAAGTAGACCGTTAACAGATCCTGATGCCCTGCGGATACCACCCTGATCTAGGGATTCTTCCCATCCGTTTCCGTCTTGTGTTGTTGTTTTCGGATCGTCCTGTTCCAATGTGAATTCTGAATCAGTAGATGCCCCCACTAAATAAGTGCCGATTTTAAGGCGAAATAATGTTCCATTTACTTTAGTCATTGTTTTTAGATTTGATAAAGGATTAATTTTAATTTGATTGTGCGGATATGTTGTGTTGTTGTTGCCGATGTGAGATGCATGGAGTTGACTCCATCCAATGTTACTGAAATACAATCGAATCCTGATACCGTTAACTGTGCAGGTGCGAACTTCAAAACATCCTGAAGTATAACATCCACCATCGTATCAGCTACCTTTCCGCCTCCGTAGTCCTTCTGAAATTCCGTTACTACATCCATCGAAATGGAAGCGACTTGACCAAACTCCGATTGATTGCCATCCTGATAACTGGATTGGTTGTATAAGTAGACATATGGAGCGGTTGTAGTTTCTGGAGGTGTATCATAAGCTGCATATCCAAGCGCGGTGATGCGAGTGAATAATGCTGTTCGGATTGCGGTTGCTGAATCTTTCATTTTATATTGCTTGCTAATTTTTTAAGCCTGTCAATAAAATTCTTTTGTTCTTCGATGAATGCCTTTACAAGATACGGTCGCGCCTTCATATTATGCGGGCGAATTCCGCTACCTTTAAATTTAGCTGCGAATGATTCCCATCCTGCCGGAATTGACACCATATTACCAGTTCCAAATTCAATATATGCTGCATAATTTTTACTTGCACTTACATCAGCACCACTTGAATTATTTTTACTATGTATTGAAGCTGATAGTAATCCATGGTATGTTGACTTATCATTTTTCTTTGGTTGCCTCTTTTGTAATTCAGATATTAAATTCTTTTTTGCCTGTGATTCAATTATTAATGCTTCTGCGTGAATTAATTTTACTACTTGTTCAGGGAAATTATTTGCTACATTATTCAACAACTTATTAACTCTCACTAATGAAGTCGATGTTAACTCTATTTTAGCTCCCCCACTCATAACGCACTTGCTGAATAATCTGTTACTGCTTCCAAAAGTGTATCGTTTGTATAACCTGGAATCACGTTTAGATTGGCTTTTATATTTCCTTTTACTATTGAGACTTTCATAGTATTGGTTGTAAATGTTCCGTACAGTCTATATGCGGCATCGGTAGTACCAAATGCAACAGAAGTAACGTTTAATAAACTGATCGGCCCACCACCAACTTGGAGCGTTACCGAGAAATCAGATAAGAACGTGGACGGATTGCACATAGAATAGTTAAAAACTATCTCTATATATGTTGGTTTCCATCCCATTGATACAACTACCGGAGTGCGCTCAATAACAGCCACCTCCGAACCTGCGTAGCGAGTGCATGACATGACGATCCAACGGTTCTTCTCTTCAATCTCACGTGTTCCGTTGATCGTATATGCCTTATTATTGTAAAGGATTATATGCTGGCGTGTCGGAATGATTGAAGATTGATATTGCACCCAAATCTCATATGAATTGTATCCCACATCCTGACCATTGCGC